GTTTGAGCAAAAAAAAAGGAACTAACTGGTAGCGTTTTTTCGCCTAATCCCTTTGTTTTCGAGGAAGCAGAATTGCAAGAGGCACCCCCCGTAAGAGTAAGGGTTCTTCCTAATAGAGAGCGAGCACTAATTCCACCTGGAGAAGGACCACGAGTGCAAAGACCAATGTGGGCAATACCAGAAGCAGTGAGAGACGAAAGGGCAGACGAAAGGGAAGCAGACAGAATGGCTACTTACTTTGATCAAATAAACCAGCAAATTCAACACACGGATACTCATGTTGATATTACAGACTTACCTCCCGATAGAAGAGAATAAAAATGTACATCTACTCTTACAAATATAGCGAAGGTGCAAAGGCCTTGGCTAAGGTTTTAGGGGCCAAGATGATTAAGCATCGTGGTAGTAGGTTCAAAGGAAATAGTGAAAAGACACTAATTAATTGGGGAGCTTTCAGCTTAAGTAAAGAACTTCTTAAATGTAATGTTCTGAATTATCCAGACAGCATCAGAGAAGCAAGCGGAAAGCTCTCTTTCTTTAGAACATTAAAAGAAACAGACCTCACCCCTAAGTTTACAGAGAGTATGCAAACGGCTATTGAATGGCAAGAAAAAGGAATGGATGTTGTATGTCGGACAATGCTTAATGCCAGTGGTGGCAAGGGTATTGTAATAGGGAAAATTGTAAAGGCCCCTCTGTATGTACAATATATCCCTAAGAAAAGTGAATATCGCGTACACTTCTTGGATGATGAAGTAATTGATATACAAAGAAAAGCTAAGCTTAATAATGTTGATGAACCTAATTGGCAAGTTAGAAATCTAGAAGGTGGCTTCATCTATGCACGAAACAATATTGAAGTACCGAACGCTGTATTGATTTGTGCTAACGCTGTAATTAGATCGTTCAACCTAGACTTTGGAGCAATAGATATTATCTATAACGAGAAGCATGATAGGGCATATGCTCTAGAGATTAACACTGCCCCAGGTTTAGAGGGTCAAACCGTTGAAATATATAGCAATGCTTTCAAGGAATTTTTAGGAGAAGAATAGTGGAGAAAGAAAAAGTAATTGCCTTCTTTGATTTAGGTCGCCCAGGTAAGAACCTCAATCCTGAAATAGGAATAAATAGCACCTTTAAAGTGTATGTCTATCCAAGTAGAGTTGAAATAGTTGAGCATAATCCTGGGTTATTATCACCTGTTGTTCTTACATTAGAAGGTAATAATGTAAAGGTGAATGATTGGTGGGGATGGGCCATTTAGCTATGAAAGTATTAATGTGTGATCCTCCTTCAGGATGGCAGTATGGCTTTCCTAAACCGTGTCCTCGTAATTTAATAGGCGACAAAGAATTTCAGAATTGGTTAGTTAAGAATGGTTATCCACAACATCTAGTAGATAAAGGGTTAACTAAATACACTAGATGGTGGGAGGCTGATATAAGTGAAGCCGAATATAAAGATTGGTTAGCAAACGAAACAAAGGAGAAAGAAAATGTACAGGATTAGAATTGCAGGAAACACCATTATCCCCGGTCCCTATCCCTATAAGATTGTTTACCAACCACCTGTAGGCCAAGGTCTTGAACAAGAATACGAAACAAGTACACTGAGTTGGCACTTACTTCATATCATTTATGCTAGTGTAGTAAAAGAGCCGATGATGTATAATAATAATATATTAGTACAAAGACTTCTCAACTACATCTTCCTACATAATACAGTAGATACAGTACAACCTCCTCACCCCTCCTGACACATACTATGTCGCACGCGAGGAGGGAGTATATCACCCCCGGAGGGAACACCTAATATATAAAAAAAGAGGGCCTTGTGTGACAAACTTTTCAATATTTATTTTTGTCACAGCCTTCGTAAAATAGAATATATATACTAAGAACAGAATTTTGGCAGGTCATATTGTCTAGTCATTGTATCGAAAAACTCCCCCACAGTTGCGGATCATCCGACGCTCTTCAAGTATTTCAAGAAGATAGGTCTGGTAAGTTTACCGGATATTGTTTTTCTTGTGATACGTTTGTTCCCAATCCCTATGAAGGAAAGGAAACTGAACCTAAGAAAGCTATCAAGGTAAAGACCCCAGAAGAAATTGAAACTACTCTTAAAGAAATCAGTGAGTTAAAAACATTCCCGTTAGAAGAAAGGAAACTTACAAGTGAAGCCCTAGCAGCTTTCGGTATTAAGATTGAAGTGAGTGAAAAAGATGGCACCACCCCCATCCTTCACTATTATCCCTACTATAATAGGGGAGAATTGGTAGCCTATAAGGCCCGTCTTATTGCTAATAAGCAGTTCTGGTCTATTGGTAATATTAAGGAAGCCGACCTATTCGGGTGGCAAAAGGCGCTAGAAGCGGGGGCCAAGACCCTCTACATCACCGAGGGAGAGCTTGATGCGGTTGCCCTATACCAGGCTCTTAAGCATAAGAACAAGGGTACGCAGTACGAGAAGTATGACCCTGCTGTGGTTAGTTTAGTTAATGGTGCTAGTGCAGCTAAGAGGGATATTGGTAAGCACATCCCCATAATCAATAGGAATTTCAAAGAGGTAGTCTTAGTATTTGACCAAGACGACCAGGGTAGGAAGGCAGTAGAAGAAGTAATACAGATAATTCCACATGCGGTTAGTGTAGAATTACCTGCTAAAGATGCTAATGAGTGTTTGATTAAGGGGTTTGAAACAGCCCTTTGTAACGCAGCTATGTTTAAACGGGCAAAACCGAAGAATACGAGGGTTTTGCGAGGGTCGTCCCTTATCCCCCTGGCTAGGCAAGAGACGCATATGGGCTTATCCTGGCCGTGGGAAGGGCTAACCAAATTGACCCGTGGCCTACGGTTTGGAGAAACCATCTACCTAGGGGCAGGGGTTAAGATGGGTAAGTCTACTATGGTTTCCACCTTGGTTGCCCATCTTATAAAGACACATGGACTAAAGGTTTTTGTAGTACAACCAGAAGAAGTACCGGCTACAACGTTTAAACTAGTGGTAGGAAAGGTGGCTAAACGGGTTTTCACTGACCCAGAAATCCCCTTTGATTACGATGCTTTTGATGCGAGCGCGCCCTTTGTCGGCGAAAATGTACATATCTTGGATTTGTATCAGAGCCTTGATTGGAATACTTTACGAGTTGATATTACAACCGCTGTTGAAGAGGGATGCAAAGCAGTATTCATTGACCCTATCACCAACCTCACTAATGGTATCGACGCCGCACAAGCAAATACAGTATTGCAGGAGTTCGCACAAGAACTTGCTTACCTAGCTAAAGATTTGAATATCCTCATTTTCCTATTCTGCCATTTAAAAGCTCCCGAGTCCGGTCCTCCACATGAACGCGGTGGGAAAGTATTCTCTTCCCAGTTTGCAGGGAGCCGGGCCATGATGCGTTCATGCCACACCATGTTAGGTCTTGAGGGTAATAAAGACCCAGACCTCCCCGAAGAAGAGCGTAATACACGTAGGCTTGTTGTATTGGAGGACAGAGCGTTCGGTGCAACCGGATATGTCAACCTATATTTCGATATTAATACAGGTATTTATCACGAAATTCCTAAATAGAAAGTAATTAAAAATGTCCTTTAAAGACCCTGAACGACAACAGTTTTATGACATTGTTGAGGAACATTATAAGTCTAACTTCGAGAAGGGTGTTAAGAAGCTCTCTCGTTATTTAGGTAGCAGGTATGCAGCCGAAGATATTCTACAAACTGCATACACTAATGCGTTAAGCTATTGGAATACATACGATAAGACAAAACCATTCGATAATTGGTTTCGCATTGTAATTAACAATGCTATCAGAGCACACTTCAAAACAGAGATTATGCACGGCATGATTGACGGGGATGTGTTCATTCAAGAAGAGACTGAAGAAAGGATGTTAAAGCCTTTTTTTAAGAACCTTGAACTTAAGCCACTACTCGCATACATTGAGAAGCAAGCTGACAATATTAAACACATTCTGAAACTATACCTAGTAGAAGGGTACAACTCGAGAGAGATTGAAAAGGTTGTACCAGAGAGTGCGACTAATATTCGCAAGATTGTTCAAAGATTTAGAGACGAAGTTAAACTTAGATATTCATGAAAATAGCAACATTCGATTTAGAATGTGACGGCTTTTTAGAAACCGCAAAAACAATTTGGTGTGCTGTTGTTAAAGACCATGACACGGGGTCTAGGCATACTTTTAATCCCAATAATATTGACAAGCTTGTTGATTTTCTCAGTACGTATGAGTGTCTCATTGGGCATAATTGTATCCAGTATGACTTCCCGATTTTAAAGAAACTTTATAATTGGCAATACTCGGGACAAATTAAAGATACCCTCCTGATGTCCCGACTACAAAATCCACAACGTCCACTACCTCCTGGCTACATGGGAAAGAACTCCCATAGTGTTGAAGCTTGGGGCTACCGCGTAGGTATCTCAAAGATTGAACACAATGACTGGACTAAATACACACCGGAAATGCTAGAAAGGTGTGAACAAGATGTTGAAATACAATACCTTATCTATCAAAAACTCTTAAAAGAGGGAGGCGATAGATGGGATAGGGCGCATAAACTTAATGCGAAAATCTTTTCGTATCTTCAACAACAAGAACAATACGGTTGGCTAATTGATGAAGTGCATTTAGATAATTGCATAAGAACACTGGATAGGTGGATAGCAAAAATTGACAAGGCTGTTATCCCTCACCTACCTGTTGTTTGTGAAAAACTTGAAAGTAAAGCCGGAGAAGAATACAACTATGTTAAAAGACCATTCAAGAAAGACGGATCGTATAGCGAGATTTGTTTACGCTTTCTCTCTCAACTTAACGATCCTAGTGTGGTTGTTTCTGGGCCTTTTAGTCGTCTTACGTTTCGCAAGATTGATTTAAATAGTGTCGATGAAGTAAAAGACTTTTTAATTTCACAAGGTTGGAGACCGGAGAAATGGAATACAAACGATGAAGGACAGAAAACATCTGCCAAGTTCTCTAAAGACGATCCATTCCAAGGCATTGAAAGCAAAATTGGTAAGGTTATTGCGAGACGTATTCAATGCAGACAAAGGCGTTCCACGCTTGACGGATGGCGACAAGGACTACGACAAGATGGTAGACTTTGTACAAGGACAGCAGGTATTGCGACTACTGGAAGATTACGACATTCTGTGGTTGTCAACATCCCAAGTCCGCACAGTAAAGCATTTTTTGCAAAGCAAATGCGACAATGCTTCATTACGAAAAGAGATTGGAAACTTGTTGGAGTAGATAGTAAGGGTAACCAGATGCGGCAACTAGCCGCACGAATGAATGATGAAGAGTTTACTAATGCTGTTTTATTCGGTAAGTCAGAGGATGGTACAGACTTACATTCATTAAATCAAAAGAAAACGGGGGCTAAAAGTAGAAGCCTTGCCAAAAACTTTTTCTATGGTTGTATTCTATTTGGTGCTGGTGATAGTAAAACTGCAAAGCTTCTCGATACAACGGTTGACAAAGCTAGGGAAATCAAGAAAGAATACCTAACTAATATGCCTAAGTTAAAGGCTGTTATTGATGGCCTAGCAAGGGAATGGCGTATCACTGCCAAGCGCCGTTTCAATCATAAGTGGAATAGAATTGAATACTACGATGGTTACATAACTGGATTGGATGGTCGTCCCATCTTAGTTGCTTTTGAGAAAGATCTTCTTTGCTATGCCCTTCAGTCTGATGAGGCAATACACATGGGGGTAGCCTATGTGATGATACATAAGTGGGCAGAACAAAGAGGGTGGGTGGTAGGTAGAGATTGGGGTATGTTGATATGGATGCACGATGAATACCAAATGGAAGCACGAACTGAAATAGCTGAAGAACTTGCCTTGCTTGCTTGTAAGGCTATTCAATGGGCAGGTAGATTTCTAAACATTAAGTGTCCGCATGATGGAGACTATAAAATTGGAAACAACTGGTACGAAACACATTAGTAATAAAGATTTTCAAGAGTATACAGTTAAATGGACGGAACGGTATACTAAAGATTTAGATAAACAATTGTTTATTATAACTACTGGATTAGCCGGAGAAGCAGGTGAAGTAGTTGATCTAATAAAGAAATCCGTTAGAGATGATAAAGAAGTTGATAGAGAAAATTTACTTCTAGAATTAGGAGATGTTTTGCACTATCTCACAATAATGGCCATTAGATTTGGTTTTGATTTAGAACAAATAATGCAAGCTAACATAGAAAAACTTGAAAAAAGAAAGAAAAATAATGTTTAATGAGAAATGGAACCTACGGTTCTTGCATTTAGCACAGACAATTGCTCTATGGAGTAAAGACCCTTCTACTAAAGTGGGGGCTGTCATTGTCAGGCCAGATAAGACTATCGCATCAGTAGGTTATAACGGTTTCCCTAGAGGGATGGATGATGATGGTAGCTTATACTTGGATAGGGAAGAGAAGTATGATCGCATCATTCACGGTGAAATCAATGCCATCCTAAATGCGAAGGAACCCCTTAACGGCTATTGCTTATACACCTATCCACTTGCTCCGTGCAATAGGTGTGCGGTGCAGGTTATTCAAGCGGGTATAACCAAGGTGGTCTTTCCTAAACTCGAGGAAGATTTGAGAGAACGATGGGGTGCAAGTGTAGCGAGAACAAAAGAATATCTTGATGAAGTTGGAGTTGAGTGGGAAGAAATATAGGAGATAGTTATGGCTGACTTCTGTAATCAATGTGCACAAGATCATGGTTTTCCTATTGGTGATTTAGCTCGGCTGACAAAAGAAGAAGATTGGGCTAAAGGAATGTCAGTAGTTGTTATTTGTGAGGGGTGCGGTATAACACAAGTTGATCCAGAAGGTTATTGTATTGGTGGGTGTGAGCCCCATCAAACAACGGCTGCTCACTATTCTCCTAGGTCTTTGTCATAAGGAATTGATATGGCTGGATATTATTTAAAAGCTGCTACTACTCTAGGGGGGCCAGGGTATTATTATGAAGTAGAAGCCTGTGTTGGCTATTATAAAACTTTAGAAGAAGCTAAAATACAAAAAGATATTGAAGAAATGTGTTGGTCTGATGAAGGAATAAATTATTATATTCAAGAAGGTCCATACCCATATTGGGAAGTGGATAATGCAGAATACGATGACTTAATACAGAGAGTGATGAAGTAATTGTCACACTTTTAATAATTAGGTATATATATACATAGAATGAATAGGAGTAGATATGACACTTGAGTTAAGAAGTCCTAAGCACCCTTTCTATACAGGGCAACGTAAACCCAACCGGAAATCTAAGGATGATCCTGATTGTTGGGAACTATACCGATTAAAACATCCTGAGTATAGTGTTGATAAAGAAGAAAGTTTAACTGATATTCCTAATTTTTTAGATAAAACAAAAGAGGCAAAGTAATGGCTTTAAATTCTAATAAGCTTCCGTCTAGTAGTGGTAATCTGAAGATTGAACCGATGCCCGCTGCTACCTATCCAGCACGTATTGTTGGTATTGTTGATTTGGGTTTGCAAGCGCAGTCTCCGTTCCAAGGAAAGGACAAACCACCGACTTATAAGTTTGCTTTTACTTATGAGTTTGTCGATGAGTTTCTGAAGGATGCTGACGGGAAGGATATGAAAGATAAGCCCCGCTGGCTGACTGAAGTGATGCCTATTCATAACCTCTCTGCTGAAAAGGCTAAGAGTACTATTCGCTATAAGGCTATCGATCCTGAAAATAAACACAAGGGTGATTTCAGTAAACTCATTGATATTCCGGTTATGGTAACTGTTGTTCATAATCCGAATAAGAAAGTAACAGGAGCGGTATGGGAGAACATTGGGGGCGTAGCCGCAATGCGAGCGAAGGATGCAGAGAAGTGTCCTAAGCTTGTCAACAAACCCTTTGTATTTGACTTGGATACTCCCGATGTTGAAGTGTTTAATGCAGTGCCTAAGTTCCTGAAAAAGCTTATTACCTCTGGCTTAGAGTTTGAGGGCTCAAAGTTAGAAACCCTCTTAACTAAGTCTGGTTATAAGGCTGAAGAAAAAGAGGCCCCTGAAGAAGAGGCAGCCAGTGAAGAAAGTCCCTACTAATTTACAACCGCTCTTGGATGGGGACATACTCCGCTACGAAATAGGCTTCGCAGCGGAAACAGGTTGGCACGCTATTACAGAAGGAAGGGAAAGTGTGCCACCTTTTGATTATGTCGAGCATCTTCTTCTCTCTCGTATTGATATAATTAAGGAAGCCTGTAATACGAGTTTGTTCCCTAAGATATTCATCACCGAAGGTAAGACGTTTAGGTATGATATTGCTAAAACAAAACCCTATAAGGGAACACGGGTTGATAAGAAACCTTGGCACTACCGAAATCTAACAGTGTATTTAACAGATGTTTTAGGTGCTGAAGTTGTTAGGTATATAGAAGCTGACGATAGAATTGCGATCTTACAAAGTCAATCGCCTGATACGTACATTATCTGTTCCAGGGACAAGGATTTAAAGCAAGTCCCTGGTTGGTTCTATAGTTGGGAGCTAGGGAAGCAACCGTCTTTTGGTCCCTATTTAATTGACCAAAAGGGTACGCTCGAGATTTCGGGGGATAGGAAGAAACTAGTTTCTACTGGATTAGCTGCCTTTTATGGACAAGTGCTTACCGGCGACAGGGTGGACAATATTCCCGGCATGGTGAAGTGCGGTCCAGTAGAAGCTTTTCGTATCCTATCTGAAAGTCCCGATCATATGTATGCCGCTGTTCGAGACGCTTTCAATGACGATGAAATGTTGCTTGAACAGGGGCAACTTTGTTGGTTAGTAAGACGAATGAACACAGATGGCAGTCCTGAAATATGGAGGTTAGGACAAGAACAATGAGTTTACGTGATACCAAGTTTGACCATAAGTGGGTGTATAAAGCGGCTACGGAGATTGCAAAACGCTATGCTTCTGATCCTTGGGCATCTGCTATCGCCCCTATTCAAATCATTATCATGCAAGAATATGTGAACTATCTCAATGAAACCGAAGAAGTATAAAGAGACTTATGAAGAAGATGCAGATGAACATTTAGGTTGTCCATCCTATCCTAATTGTGATATTGATCCGTTAGGTTGTTTATCTCGAACAGATAAAGATGATATTGATTGGTATGGACAAAAAGAATAAACCATATAATTCTAATAAATGGACTGTTGCCCGATTTAATTCCTTTATCAAATCGGGCTTGCGTATTCTTTCTAACAAGTGGCCTCCTAAATATGAAATCCGAAAGGCCGCTTGGTTAGAACGTGGATTTTATAAATGTGCAGGTTATCTGAAGAAAGCACATAAGGTTCCTGCTTCAATTGTAATAAAGGGAGTACGAAAGAACAATGTTTTTGTAGACCATATTGTTCCCATCATTGATCCTAAAGTAGGGTTTGTAGATTGGAATACAGTGATCGAAAGAATGTTTTGTGAAAAAGAAAATTTACAAGTATTGTGCAAAAGTTGCCATGAAAGAAAAAGCAATGACGAACGAGCCATCGCTAGAACAACAAGTAGATAGTGATGCTACACAACTATTTAATCTATTTGAACAACATGCAAACAAGGTCGATAAAGAAAGCGTTAGAGTGAGTGAACCTGGATTGAAAGAAATGTCCTTGTTCTTTGCTGCTGTTCCCCGTGAGAATAGGGGGTATGTATTCTTGAATTTCTTAAATAAGCTGTACATTAACAATTATAGTTATGACCTGTTACAGTTTATGGATATGGAAAAGGTAGATGAAGCATAATGAAAATACTGCTGTTAGACATAGAAACAGCGCCACACAAGGTATATGCTTGGGGATTGTTTGACCAGAATATCTCTACCCATCAGATACAAGAACCCGGCTATACCTTATGTTGGACTGCAAAATGGTTAGGTGAAAAAGAAATCATCTTTTCATCTATCTATAAAGATGGCAGGAAGCGTATGATAAATCGTGTTCATAAACTAATGAACGAAGCTGATGCTATTATTCACTATAATGGGACACGTTTTGATATTCCTACCCTCAATCAAGAAATGGTGTTAATTGGCCTCACCCCTCCTGCTCCGTATAAGCAGATTGATTTGCTTAAAACGGTTAAGAGGCAGTTTAAACTTCCAAGTAATAAACTTGCTTATGTTACTAAGCACTTAGGTGTAAGCGGTAAGCTGGTAAATAAGGGCATGGATTTATGGAAAGGTTGTATGGTGAATAATGCCCAATCTTGGAAAGAAATGGAGGAATACAACATCCAAGATGTTAAGTGTTTAGAAGAGGTTTATGTTAAGTTAAGACCTTGGATTGTCAACCACCCAAATCAAAATCTCTACAATGAGTTTGAGAATATTCGCTGTCATGTATGCGGTGGGAGTCATTTACAAAAGCGTGGATATGCGAGGACAGCCGCTATGGTTTATCAGCGTTATCAGTGTAAAGATTGTGGAGCCTGGAATAGAGAGCGTGTTCAGGCAGCTACAAAAGCTGAAAGAGATATTGTTCTTTTTGAGGATAAGGGATAGGATGAAAACATATTCTGTAAAGATTTTTGATACAGATAATAAGGAAATTTTTAGATTTGAAATAGATAGAGTTTTAGTAGAAGAAGAAGAGCGAACGGTCGAGGAAAAAGTAGATTATATTATAGCATCATTTCCAAGACATCTTGCAGAAGATTTGGATTAGTTTTACGTAAAAGAATGGTATAAAATGAAACTAATTTATCTAATCAGCAGCCTTCGCAATCCCAATGTTCCTTTGCTCGCAAATGAACTGCGTAAAGAGGGGTTTGAAGTGTTTGATAGTTGGTTTGCGCCGGGGCCACAGGCTGATGATTACTGGCGAGATTATACAAAACAGCGGGGTCTATCTTATAAAGAAGCATTGAATGATTGGTCTGCCAAGCATGTTTTTGAATTTGATAAGTTTCATATTGATCGAAGTGACATTGCTGTTTTAGCCATGCCAGCGGGGAAATCTGGTTTTCTAGAATTAGGTTATATGTTAGGTAGTGGTAAACCAGGAATTATTTATTTCCCTGATTTAAAAACACTAGAACAGTTACCTGAAGATTGGAAATGGTTAACCGGTTTATATGAAGGTGAGGGTTCTATATCTTGTGGTAAAAATCGAAAAGGGGTATATTCACAATTTGTATTATCAATTACTTCTACTGATTTTGATATAATTCAACGACTTTATCGTGTTTCAAAAGTAGGAAGGGTACAAGGTCCATATTTAAATCTGGGTAATAATTTAATTAAAAAACCTAAAAATTTAAAACCACAGTGGCTCTGGTCTGTTTATAAGTATGAAGATATATTATATGTCTTAAACGGTATGTGGAAAGATTTAGGTGAAAGAAGGAAAGCACAAATCATTTCTGCTTTTAATAAGGTTGGTTTATCTGAAAAAGAAATTTTTGAGAAAGGAGAAAGTCCTTGGGAGTTACGTTATGATGTAATGCTCCAATTTGCTCAAACAGCTTTCTCTTATGACGACTTAATTAAAGAACTAGATAAGGTGAAATAGTGGACACTCAAGATAAAAAGGCAGACAAGGGCAAGCCCATTGTTATTAATGGGGTGCTGTTGAAATTTCCACGGGCTATGATTGAAGTGGCAAAAGCTTCAGAAATTGGTTTGATTAAGTATGACGTACCGTTAGATGATAGGAACTATCAAGGTAGTAGCTATCTACGCTATCTTGATCCGATTGGTAGGCATTTGATTGGGCACACTTTCGATCCTGTCAACATCGAGAAGGGTGGTAAACTTCCACCAGAGGGGGTGAAAGTATTGCACTTGGCACAAGCAGCTTGGTGTGCCTTGGCTGCTCTCGAAAATTATTTAATTGAACAGGAGAAAAATGTTAATCCCTGATTTAATTAACAGTTTATTTGAATTTTGTGGTGGTTTGTTTTTAGCATTTAATGTTTTTAAACTGTATAGGGACAAGAAAGTTCGTGGTGTTCATTGGTTACCTACTTTGTTTTTTACAAGTTGGGGATTTTGGAATTTATTCTATTATCCACATCTTAACCAATGGTTAAGCTTCTTTGGTGGTATTTTTCTTGTTACTGTAAATGCTATTTGGTTAATGCAAATGATATATTATAGAGATAGAAATGGAAAAGAAGCTTGATTTTGATGACGTTCTAATTGTACCTCGTATTTCAAATGTTTCTTCTAGAGCCGAAGTTGATGTAACATTAGGAAATCGAGACGGTGCACCAATCGTTCCTATTATTGCTGCTAATATGTATCATATCGGTACGTTGAATGTAGCTAGTATTCTTTCAAAGTATGGTATATTAACAGCCCTGGTAAAGGGAGTTAAGACAACGCCTGAATTGTACGATTGGACCTTTGAAACATTTGGAATGGATGAACCCTTGCTATCGAATAAGTTTATTTGTTTAGATGTAGCAAACGGTTATTTGACAAAGTTTCACGATAGGGTGAAAAGATGCCGTGATCTCTATCCTACTAGTGTCATCATGGCAGGTAATGTAGTTACACCAGAGGGAGTAGAGTGTCTTGTTAAAGCAGGTGCAGATATTATTAAAGTTGGTTTGGGAAGTGGCGGCGCGTGTACCACACGACTTAAATCGGGTGTGGGATACCCTCAACTTTCCGCAATTCTTGAGTGTTCCAAAGTCGCTAGAAGGTATGGGGCATTTATTTGCTCAGATGGTGGGCATCGTACTCCTGGCGATATTGTTAAATCTTTTGTTGGTGGGGCTGATTTTGTTATGCTTGGGGGTATGTTTGCTGGCACTGATGAAACCGGTACTACCTTTTATGGCAATGCTTCAAAACAGGCTCAAGGAACTTTGGAGAAATATCGTGCGGAGGAAGGACGAATACTTCAAGTCCCGTATCGAGGAAAGCTTGAAGATGTAGTGCAGGATATTCTAGGTGGTATTAGGTCAGCCTGTACCTATGTCGGGGCAAAAGACCTTTATGAGTTAAAGGAAAAAGCTACATTTGTGAGAGTTCAGTAGTTATTGCTATTAATAATCATAATATTACCGGATAATTGCTAAATTAATGCTATTAATATACTTTTATCCAAAAAATTAGGGGCCAGAGCGGCCCCTTTCTTTTTGCCTAGTTTGTCCCAGGTTTACTTGTTTCGCTTATCCTGACGCATCCTAGAGGCTTGGTAACGCTTATACAGCCCATAAACGCCCACAATACCGATAATAGCACCTGTAAATACCGCTATAAAGCTTAATACGTCGTGTACAACCGAAAACCATGTTGCCCAAATAGGGGTGGTGCCGATAATTGTACCTTTTACAATTTCAATTTTGTCGTTCATTATATACAGCCTATTCCCCTTGAGGCAACCCACTTGCTCAAGCTGCGGAGTAGTTTATCGGGCAGTAGCGTCTACATCGTGGACGCGAACGGTCGGAATATCGCGAGCGTGTGGGGCCCCTCAGACCGGGCCCGCGCGTCCCCAAAATAACTGGGCCTCCTCGGCCCTCCGCACCACCAGCCCGGGCAGCACCCGGCCGCCGGCCCGCACCCAGCGCCCGAACTCTCGCGCCGCCTCCGGATCTCCCCGGTTGATCCTCGCTCTGAGGGTGGACGCCGCAAGGGCGCCGGCGCCAAGGTTGAAGGCGAAGTCGATCAGAGCCCCCTCCTGCCCCTCGGACAGGGGCGCGAATATCAGCCTTTTGACCGCCCCCTGCTTCTCCACCAGCTCCTCGAGCAGCAGCGCGTCCGCCTCCTGGCGGGTGACGCTGGGGTAGCAGTCCAGGGGCGCGTGCTTGACCCGGGAAAGCAGGGTGCCGTACCCAACGGTCGGGAACCCCGCCGGGCAATGGTAGGGCTGTAGGCGCAAGCCCTCGAAGCGCCGGCACAGGTCGGCCGCCAGGGACAGGGCCGTCGTCATAGCCGGGAGGTCAGTTCCTTAACCTTCAAGCCGCCCCTATACCCGAATAGGTAGCCCCACACGGCCTGGATGAACTCGCCGAGAACTCCGCCGAGGATGATGGCTCCGGCCTCGGAAGGATCTATGGTCCCACGGCTGAACGCCTGGAGGGTGCCGTAGAGGATCAGCAGGGCGCCGGCCATGAAGATCAAAAACGTGCCCGTCACGGCCATGGGGCGCAGGAGGGCGTTCCAGCCGTCGACGAACCGGTTGCCGATTGGCTTTTGCGCGGCGTAGATCGCCTTCATCTGCTCACCCTCGGACTGGATCGCGGCCCGCACCGCATCCAGGATCCCGCCCATCTTCACCTCTTCGATCTTGAGTGTGGCGGTCCTCTCCGCGACCTCGACCTGCTTATCGAGCATCAGCAGTTCGTGGGCGCGATCAGCCGCGCGCTCGGTCGCCTCCTGCCTCCGCTTGAAAAACCCGAACAAGTCCGGGAGGAAGGCGTTCGCCAAGCCAAAAAGGCCAGAAACGAGAGCGGTAATCATTTGTTCTTCTCCTCGGTCCAGACCAGGAACGCGGCGCCAATGATGATGATCGCAAAGAGAACGCCTAGCCCTATGAAGGGATCGTACTTCGTCATGTCAAATTCCTCCCATCCAGATGGCCATTTTCAGCATGGTTTCCGTCGTGATCGTCGTTGACCAGACGCAGTCGCCGACGAAATAAACCAGCAGCACGGTCATGCCAACCCCCAAGACGCCAACGCCATCGCGTTGTCCGAACCGACTGCGCTCGGATCACAAGTTATCGTCAACCCAGTCTGTGCATACGCGAAAGCATCAGAAGCGCCCGTATGATTGCCGGGGGCTAGCGCCTCATATAGTTCGTCGTATTTTTCGGTTAGATTCGTCCACGCGAAGGTTCCGCCATTTGCGTTTACGCCGACCCCGATCAAGATGCCGCCAGCCGGAACGTCTATGCTTGCGCTCATTGGATCGGCGTTCGATCCGTCGGTGTCGTATGCAGCGGAAGCGGCACCGTAAACCGCATAAACACCGATACCCGCGCCTCGCATCCCCGCATCGAAAGTAACAACGATGTTCGCCGTCGTCCCGGTGGGAACGTCTGCTTGCCATATCTCAGCAGTTTGCCGGTCGGAATGCGAAACGTTCTGTTGCTTCACCAACGTCGCCGCGATGCCACCGATGGTCATGGTCGCCACCGTATGAGTCCCCGCAGCGGCGCGTGTACCGACAACACCCACGACGACCTTCCGGTCAGCGGCGGCGGTGCCGATGGACGCACCCGAGAATGTATAGGTGGTGGCGGAGCTTGAGTCCGTGTAACTCGCTTGAAATGAAACGGTCACGGACGGATCGCTGCCGCCAACCCCAAAGCCGTTCAGGTGGTTGACCATGAACATTAGACAGGCCCCTTGCCGCGCTTGGCCAATCGCTTGTTGATCTTCGCCCACACCTCTGGGGCAAAAGTATCGCGTGTGAGATGCTGGCCGGTTGCGATGGCGACCATCACATCTTCAATTACTCGGCCCATGTTCTTGCGGTCATCGTTCGCTAACCAATCAGCTTTTCTATCAGCGAGTTCCTTCGGACTAAGCTCGACGGCCTGGCATGATTCGACCACGGTGCCGTTGCTGACGGCTTTCGACCACGGCCCGAGCTTGTGTGTGTCTGGATCGAAGGCTGGGTCCGCGTTCTTGACATACGGAAGCCACTCGACGCCTTTGTGTGGAATGGCGGGCGGCTGGACATCGAACTCTTGAACCCGGTCGATGACGCCGTTGAGAACGAGACAGAATTTGCTCATGTGTCCTCCGATGAGTTGGTGGTGAAGAAAATAACGACGCCCATCAGGAGCGCGTCAACGCCAAGGGTGTCGGAACCGTCCGAGACATTCCGCTTGATCTGGAACGAAACCCAATCCCCAACAGCGGGGGTGCCGCCGATGGTAATGGCTGAAGAAGTCGGCCCAACGTGAACGTCCAGCGCCGTAATCAGCGTGTCGGTCGAGGTCTGTTCCGTCCCGTAAGCCGTATCGAGCGCGTCATCGTCGGATAGCGCGATACCCTGCAAGGCCCAGACAACACCGCCCGAACCGGACGCCGCCGTCCAGATGGGCGCGAATGTCACGGTGCCCTCATTCCATGATTTCGGGAACCGCACCATGAATTGCGCGAACTCCTGCGTGGAGGTGTCAAAGTCGAGCGTTTTCTTCATGACCCTGTTGGTGGTCGATTCACTTGATCCCGAGGCGGCTCCGTTGGTCGTGCGGGTCGTCATAGCCCCCGCAGGAATCCAGATGGTTTCAAGGCCCTGTTTTCGTATGCCCGTCAAAGACGAGCCAGAACCGGCGGGGGCAAGAACGTCCGTTCCGATGACAAGGCCCAAGTTGGTTCTGGATGTAGCCGCACTGGCGACATCAGAGAGGTTGTTGGCGGGGGCAAGAACGTCCGTTCCGATGACAAGACCTAAAGCAGTTCTTTCAGCAGCCGCAGTGGCATGAACATAAGACAACACTCTAACGGTATTAGCTGCTTCCGCAAAACCAATTAGCCTATCACCAGCTTGTGTAGTTTGATTGGCCGCATAAGGAAGAATAAGAGAAGCACCGTGAGTAAGCGCAACAGCCCCGTCAAATTGTAACATAAACAGTGTACCAGCAGTACAAGTAATCTGGCTGAAACCTGTTGATCCGGTAACATCGAAGAAGTTTCCATCCGACCCTAACACTAAGGGAGAAGCACTTGCAATATCCGCACCTTTAGTCCAGCGGACCTGCTTGTTATTCACCATGATGTCGCCATCACTGATGGTGATACCGCTGTTTTGAAAAGCCTTCCCGGTAGTACCATCAAAACGAACAATAGCATTATCAGTTGAAGAACTGGGGGCAGTTACATATGCTGAACTATTAGGAGTCACATATGAGAAACCGGTTTTACCAGAGTTTAATGCCAATACGTCGCCAGCCGTCGCAGAAACAGCATTAGGCAATTCTTCATCGGTTAGGGTGGTATCGCCCTTTTTACGCTTAATAGTACGGTCAAGTTCTTCTTGTTGTTGTAAGTCAATCATAACCAGCTTATCAAGCTGTTGTTCCAAAGTATCTGGGAAGAACCCACCTTGGTTTTCAAGGTCTGTAGTTTGCTCTAGCGTTAAGAGCCGTTTCATTACCAATGACTCTCCGGCTGGTAAGGCACTACCCGCAAGCGGATAGGTAATAGAACCAGTACCGGGATAGGCAGTGACACTAACCGAATAGTCAACATCTATAGTTTTGACAGTTTCAACACCAGTAGCTACAACTAAGTGTGTTACCTGTAGCTCACTAGCGGCATTGATAACCATCGGGCTAAATGAAAAGGAGGTAGCTGCTCCGTTTCCATTAGCTGTGACGCTTTTTACTTGTGTTTCGACAGTCATATTTACCTCTTATGCTCAAAGTTCGGGCCAAACATAAACTCACCAACGCTCATGTCATGCCCCTCTTCTGCCCTAAGTGAAGTTGTAAATGATTTATTAATCTGTGCGGCAGGTAATCGGGTGAAAATACCTAATACATTAATAATCGTTTTCGTCAGTTTTTCATTTAAGTCAAATTGTCCATTATCTATATATTCTTTTAGGACTTTACCTGTTTGTTCCATTAAAGCTGGAATATCTCTGAAAACGAATTGCGCTCCTGAACCACCACCACGAAATCCTCTTATTTCTGAAAAAACATCTCTTGCTACAGGTAAACCAGCAAAAGCAGCACCTTTTATTTCCTCCCATAAGGCGGGTAAAAATTCGTCATCCTCACTATCTGGTAGTTTTCCGGTTAAGAAAGCAGCAAGATATGTGTCTAAAACAATTAGAACAAAGACATTAAGGGCATACCCTGGAAGCATAGCCAACCCTTTTAACTTACTTTCTCTGGTTGTTTTAGCCAGTTTCCCGCTTTCAGCTATAATAAGGTTTGTTTTCGCCGCAAAGAAGCTCATAAACTGAGCCATAGCGCGAATACCTTCTGATTGAGGTACATTCTTATGAAAAGACCCACGTTCAAATGGAGTACGCGCGCCGAACACATTTGAACCCTGTGACTCAATTACTGCTTTTTCCGCAAATGTAATAGCATCTTTTTCATTTCCAAAGACTTCTAATCCTTGCTTTTTAGCAGCTAAAAAGATAACTACATCGGTAATATTTTGAGTAAACAAGAGAAGCCAAAAGCCACTTCGTCTTACTACTTCAGCGGTATTACCAGGAAGCATTTTATCTAAAACCGTAGTATGAAAGAATTTCTGGGCTTCGACAATTTCATTATTACTATTTTCAAAACGACTATCCATAAAGCCAGATTGCTTCCTAACATATTCCCACATATTATATTTACCAGCATTATCACTTTGAGCAATAGTGTATATCGCATACATAATACTATCTTTTGACAGCTTTGTGGCAGAAGCTAATACCCTACCCGCCCCCTTTATAAAGTTTCCTTGTCCAACCTTAACAGCCCCTTGAAGTATACCTAATATCTGTAGAGCCTGTACCGCAACATTGTATAAAAGTTTAGAGAACGTATAACCAGTTCTAATATGCCGCATGGCATTCTCAAAAATATTATCCATAAAGAACTTTTCTGTAACAACGTCTCTAAACCAAAGTTCTAGATAGTCATGGTAATGTTTATAACCCTTATTATAAAAAGCTTGTGCAACTTCAGGAGAAAGTAATACTTTACGAACATCATTAAGAGCATCACCCACTTCTAAGTCATATATCACTCCATGTAAGTGTTGCCTGAGTGTAAAAATATCTAGTAAAATCGGTAATCCAACATTCTCTTTTCGTGCAATAGTATGGTCACGTTTTGTATGTTTAGCAATGTGCCCGCCATGTAAAGCCCTTTCATATGCGTCTTTTAGTTCATCATTATCAGAGTATTCTTTCTTGACTTGATCGAACTTACCGAGCTTAATAGCCATATGTTTATCATACTTAAGGTGATAGAAACCACCCTTATAAGTACCATACGCTGTCTCAATTGGTTGGGCTTCAACCTTCTCGGGAGTATAGTTTCTACGACGCTCTTCAGCCTTCTTTACAGCGGGCCAGAAACTTTCATTATAGTCTAATACTTCCTGTACAAAGTCCCAATGACGCTTAGGAATTTCTTTAGTATTGTTTTTAATAGCGTTTAGTTCAGCTTCAGTAAAACCGTTTCCATCAATTAAAGACTGATAACCCTCTTTATTTCCCATATTCAACATTGCTGTAATTAACTTATTCAATGTTAACGGTTTCGTCACACCGGGGATGTTTAGTGGCTTATTAAAATCAATGCGCTCTTTCTTAGTAAATGCCTTTTTAAACATCCGAATTAAGTCTTGATTTAATTTCTCATTCTCTCGTAAATAGCCTCTTTGTCCAGGCTGATACCCATGTGACATAGCTTTCATGTACGGATCGAGAATTGTACGATAGACAACACCAAGTTCTTTAAAACCATCAAGCTTAGTCATTAAAGTGTGTATATTAAAAGCTAATACAGCATATTGACGGCCAAACTGTCTCGCATGTAAAAAGTCATTGACTTCAGTCAAATCTGGCTTGGTTATTAAGTTTTCTCCAATTGCCTTAATAACAATGGTTTTTTTCTCATTAACGTCTTTTTGCTCGGTCTCTAACCTAAACTTATTCTCTTCCAAACCCCTCTTTTGAATATCCCTTACAGTGATAAAAATATCTGTAAACTCCGAAAGGGTCATATCCTTATAATACGGTTTTGTATAGCCCTGTAATAGCGCTTCTGAAATCTGCGGCCTATCTACATTCTTTTCTGAAAGTGTTTTTAATGCATCAGTAGTGGGAATAGAAATGCGATTTAAAAGATTAACCCTATCCAATACTTCATTTATTGCCTTTTGGTATAAGACAGGGAGTTTCTCACCACGCGGTTTAAAGTCGGCAATTCGCTTTAATTCAGCTACTCTTGTTTCAACAAGGTCACGTACTTTATACGCCTCGACAGCCATATAATAGTTAAGAAGCTGTTTAAACTTAAACTCTTCAGCCGCCTTTATATCACCCTTTCTCAGAGCAATCCCGGCCTTTTTACCATTCTGCCGTTCAGCCGTAAGGAACTTATCCACACGAATATTCTTAATAACATAAGAATATATTTTCGCCTTGGCAGCCTTCCGTAAAATACTTGGCGTCAATTTTCTCTGCTTCATCAAGGCACGCATAGAATTAAGTTCAGTCTCAAGAACACTTGAATACTTCGTATCATGCAGAATACGGCGGGCTTCAATTACTGCCTGACTGCGATTTTTTAGATCGCCATGCCGTTCATTCATAACCGCATTAGTAGTGCTATCGACAGCTTCATTAAATGGCTTGCTTGTCACCATATCGAGCAGCATGTCAGTTGCGCTAGAATAGCCGTATAAATGAGCATGGGTTTCTACATCAACACCTTGTTCGTTCTTTTCAGTCGTGAAGATTGCACGCTGCTTAGACTGTGTTGGTAAATCTTCTATCTTAAAACCCTGTTCTTTAGCAATCTGCTCAACTTGTGTTCTATTCAGCCTATCACGTTGGATGCCATGAAATGCAGAATAGACTTGAACACCGTTTAAATGTTCAATTACTTCCGTACGTACTTCTTGTTCCTCAGCCTTCCATTCTCTTGTAAGCTTTCGCTGCTCTCTAGCAAGACGA